TCTGGACAGATGCGGATCTCTTCACAATCAAGAGACGTATCGCATTTACATCAGGTATGGATGCTGCAGCAAAGGCTAAGCTTGTTATTCAGGAAGCTGTTCGTTCTCGTAAGGATTACAGAGGTTCCGGCCAGCCAACTCTGTTCACAACAGAGGACTGGCTCACAGAGATGCTTCTTCTTGAGGATACAAACCAGCACAGACTGTATAAGGATGCCGGTGAGGTTGCTTCTGCAATGCGCGTATCTCGTATTGTTACTGTTCCTATCCTTGAGAATCTTAACAGAGAAGTTCCTCTTGCTGGCGGAACAAGCGAGCAGCGTGCACTTATCGGTATTATCGTAAACCTTGGCGATTATACCGTTGGTGCTGATAAGGGCGGAGAAATCAACATGTTCGATCAGTTCGACATCGACTACAACCAGCAGAAGTACCTGATCGAGACACGTTGCTCTGGCGCTCTTACGGTTCCTTATTCAGCAATCGTACTTGAGTCTGTAACTGCTAATTCTGCAGGCTGATTAAATAACATTATAGGAGGAAATTAATATGGAAAGAGTATTTGACGATGCTAATGACAAGAATGTCGCTTCATACGTTGTTTATGGTAAGGCTTCTGATAGCAAGCTTTATGATTCAACAGCAGAGGACGCTAAACAGATAACTCAGGAAGAGCTTGCAAACTTCTTCTCAAAAGGACGTCTTATCGTAAAGGTAAGTACAGCTTCTTATGCGGTAGTTAAGGTAGCTGCAAACAAGGCTTACACAGTAGATCTTGTATCCGGCACAGTTTCTGTAACTGAGTGGTCTGCAAAGGCTGCTGAGTAATAGGAGAAATTCAAAATGGGTAAAATGTATACGCAGATTGGCTATGCCGAGCAAGTTGAAGTAGAACGCGGTATAATCAAAGAGGAAATAGTCGAGCATCCATACACTGTGGAAGTTATAAGACTCTCTAGGAGGATGGAAAGTTCTGGTTACATTAACAGCAATGTGAATGTCAACAATGAGTTCTCGGTATTAGCTGATCCGTATGCATTGAGCCATTTTCATAACATGCGGTATATAAAACTTTGGGGACAGCCATGGGAAATAAGTACCGTAACAGTTGAGTATCCGAGATTAAAGTTGACAGTTGGAGGAGTGTACAATGGCGACGAGAATGGATCTACAACTTAAACTTGAGGAAATCCTCGGATCTAGCGAAGTATATTTTCAACCTGCTGGAAGCCCTGGAAAAATTGCCGGAGCTCATTACCCGGCTATATTTTACTCGCATGACAAGTATGATACCTCTAAAGCCGATAATACCTCTTATCTAATACATAAGAGATATGCTCTTATATTTGTTTATAAAGAGCCGGAACAAGAGGAAATTATACGAAAACTCCTAGAATTACCAATGTGTTCCCATAGGCAGCATTATGTTTCCGGAAATTTGAATCATGACGCCTTTGGCTTATATTTTTAATGGAGGTAAGCAATGAGTTATTATGTTGTTCATGATGAGCTTTATCATCATGGAATCCTTGGTCAAAAATGGGGTGTGAGGCGTTATCAGAATTCAGATGGATCACTAACTGCTCAGGGAAAGAAAAGATACGGCGGAAATTCTTATAAAGAGCTCACGCCTGAAGGAAAGAAGAAATACAAAACCGATGTCTCAATAACTAGGAAACTAAGAAGTGCTAAGGATTCTGCTGAAACGGCTGACATGTATGCTAAATGGTATAAATCTAAAACACCAACTGGAAAATTTTTCGATAAAACCTCTTATAGGTTTAGTGATTCTAGTTTGGCTTTACAAGATTTTAGAGCATCTAATAGAAATCATGATAAAGCTTCTAAATTGCATGAAAAATTTTATGGAAAAAAATTAAAACCAGATGATTTTGTTGAAGGTTATACAAAAAGCAGAAAACAAATGGCTTCTAATTTTATTGAAAAAGAGAAGGGTGAAAGAGCTAAAGATGTGGCTACATATTTGGCCGTAACAACTGGAAAAGCAGCTGTGGCTTCATTGATAACTGTTCCGACACTTGGAATAGCTTTAATTCCATTACCTATTGTAAATGAGGCATCTTCAAGCAAATACAAAATAAAAGAATAATGAACATCGTTATTCGCTAACACAACTAGTTGTGAATGCGGATGTTAATAACAAAAAAGGAGGACAGATTATGTCTAAGATAGTATGGGACCAGGTTGGTCAGCACTTTTATGAGACTGGTGTAGATCACGCAGTTCTCTATGTTTACGACAAAACACAGAATGCTTACGGTACAGGTGTGGCATGGAATGGTATTACAGGTATTACTGAGAGCCCTTCCGGCGCTGAAGCAACACCTCTGTATGCAGATAACATCAAGTACCTGAACCTCATTTCTACAGAGGAATTTGGTGCTACAATCACAGCTTACACATATCCTGATGAGTTTGCTGTATGTGATGGTTCGGCAGAACTTGCTACAGGCGTAACGATCGGTCAGCAGGGTCGTACCATGTTCGGTCTTGTTTACAGGACTGTTGTTGGTAACGATACTCTTTCCAACGACTATGGTGACAAGCTTCACCTCATCTACAACTGCCTTGCAGCTCCTTCTGAGAAAGCATACTCAACAATCAACGATTCTCCGGAAGCAATCGAGTTCAGCTGGGAAGTATCTACAACACCTGTTGAAGTTACCGGTAAGAAACCTACTGCTTCTCTCACGATCGATAGGAAGAAGGCAGATCCTACAAAGCTTGCTGCTCTTGAGGATTATCTGTTTGGTACAGATGCTACTACCGATCCTACTCATGATGCAACAGATCCTCAGCTCGCTCTTCCTAACAAGGTTGCTGAGTTCTTTGCAACTGCAGCTGCAGGCTGATTAACAACTGAATAAATGTGAAAATCAACTACGTACTAGGGAGATTCCCAGATACGTGCCGTTACAGGCGGCATTTATATTTTAACATTCCACAAATGAAAGGAGAACATTATGTTAGTTAAGGAGATTACTTACAAGGATTTCAATGGTACCGAGAGGAAAGAAGAGTTCATGTTTGACCTCAGCAAGGCAGAACTTCTTGAAATGGAACTGTCTACAAATGGCGGTCTTGAGCAGCACATAAATAAGATCGTATCAGCTCAGGATGGTCCGGAACTGTTTAAGCTTTTCAAAGAGCTTATTCTTAAGTCATATGGTGAGAAGTCAGCCGATGGAAAGCGCTTCATTAAGTCGAAAGAACTTAGTATCCAGTTTTCACAGACTCCGGCATACTCAGAGCTTATGCTGGAGCTTATATCAGACGCTAATCTTTGTGCTGAGTTCGTTAAAGGTATCGTTCCCGCGGATATAAGCGAAGCTGCAGCAAATGCTAAGGCTGGCATCGAGACTGCAAATGTAGTTCCGATCGATTCCGCGAAGTAAGATAGATATAGAGGAGAGTAAGAATGCTTAAGCTTTACATACCACCTTCGCCGGGTAAGGAATATTGGGATGCAAATAAGCGCGAGTTTATATACTCAGAACCATTTGAAGGGTATACGTTAGAGCTTGAGCATTCTCTTTACTCAATTTCAAAATGGGAAGAAAAATGGTGTAGAACCTATCTTTCTAAAGAACAAAAGACGGAGGAACAAATCATAGATTACATAAAATGTATGACAATGACTAAAAATGTTCCTGATGAAGTATATGAAAATTTTTCAGATGAAAATTATGAAGAGGTGACTAAATACCTTAATGCTAAACATACCGCTTGTAAAACAAAAAGTAACAAGAAAGAGGGGCAAAGTAGCTATAGAGGCTCTATGTGCGCAGAAGAGATATATTCTAATATGGTTCTTGCGCAGGTTCCTTTCGAATGCCAATACTGGAATTTGGATAGGCTACTTTCATTACTCGAGTGTGTTGGTATGAAGAATAATCCTCCGAAGAAGATGTCACAGAGGGAATTGATGGCTCGTAATAGTAAGCTAAATGCTGCTAGAAGAGCAAAGCATCATACCAGGGGGTAGTTATGGTACATAATCCTGTAATAAGTTTTCAAGTTCATGGTGACTTTAATAAGTTAGATGGATTTTTGGAAAAGATGAAAGAAGGTATGAACGTCGGAATACTCGATAAGTATGGTAAAATAGGCGTTGATGCGCTTCGTTTGTACACCCCTAAAGATACTGGTTTAACATCAGAATCTTGGAAATACAGGATAGTGAGAAATTCACAAGGAACGGCCATAGAATGGTATAATACAAATGTACAGGATAATGTACATGTGGCTGTTGTATTACAATACGGACACGCAACAAAATCTGGAACTTTTATAGAAGGAATCGACTATATTAATCCGGCTATGAGACCAGTTTTTGAGGAAATAGCAACAAAAGCTTGGAAGGAGGTGACGACTGAATGAGCACACTTGTTGATGAGAAAATTGTGTCGATGAAATTTGACAGTGCTCAGTTTGAACGAGGAGTTCAGTCCGCAATACAGTCGACAAATAATCTTAAGAAAAATTTGAATTTCGACGATACAGCGGAGTCTATGTCAGAGCTTTCTAGAGCTGCTGGTAAAGTAAATATGAACCCGCTTCTCGATTCTATAAAATCGGTAGGCGATAGTTTTAATGCTGCTGGCATAATAGCATTCTCGGTAATCAATAGAATGACTAATGCAGCAATAGATGCCGGTGTTAAGATCACAAAAGCTTTGACTATAACGCCAATGACCACTGGTTTGAATGAATATGAGCTTAAGATGGGTTCTATTCAGACAATCATGGCATCGACAAAAAAACCTCTTGCAGAAGTAAATGAAAAACTTGATGAGTTGAACGAATACTCTGATAGAACTATTTATTCATTTGCAGATATGACACAAAACATTGGTAAGTTCACCAATGCTGGTGTAGATCTTGGCGTTGCTGTAAATGCAATGAGAGGTTTGATGAATGAGGCTGCTTTGTCTGGTGCAAATGCGGCTGAAGCATCTAGAGCTATGTACAACTTGGCTCAGTCAATTTCTATGGGTTATGTCCAGCTTATAGACTGGAAATCGATAGAAAACGCTAATATGGCTACTTTGGATTTCAAGCGAAATTTGGCAGATATGGCAGACGAACTTGGAGTTGCAAAGAAGATTGGCGATGATATGTATGCTGTTGGTGATAAGACATACACTATACAGCAGTTATTTAAAGATGGTCTTAAAGATCAGTGGTTAACTACTGATGTCTTGACCAAAACATTAGCTAAGTACCAGGATGAGAGTACTGATCTTGGTAAAAGCGCTTATGCGGCTGCACAGGATTTGAAGACGTTCACACAGATGGTAGATACTCTTAAAGAGGCTATGCAGTCCGGTTGGGCTCAGTCTTGGCAGTTGATATTTGGTGACTTTGAAGAAGCTAAAAGACTGTGGACAACAGTTGGTAATGCTTTAAACGGCCTTATAGGTCAGATTGACAGCTTCAGAAATAAAACTTTGGAAATAGCTAATGCTCTCGGAATGAGAGAAAATTTGCTACAGTCTTTCATGAACATAATGACCGCGTTTGGTCAGGTTTTATATTCTATAAAAGAAGCGGCTGATGCTGCTTTTGGCGGCGATACTTTTAAAGGTGCTAAAAGTTCTATGTCTTTCTTTGCTGGAATCTTGTTAAGGATTTCTGAAGTAATAAGAGACATAACTGAAAAACTTGTAATGAATAAGGATGCACAGCAGGATATTATAACGATATTAACTGCTGTATTTTCTGTTATTAGAGTTCTTTGGGATACGACAAATGATCTATATAGTGTTGTGGCCGAATTATTTGGAGTCACAATGCCAATGGGTAAATTCCTTAGAAAACTCGTCGTGATATTAGCTAAGCTGGTTATTGTTATAACTGCTATCATTTCTAAAACCAAAATAATTTCTGGCTCTCTTAAATTAATCGCCGCTACGATAGGTTTAGTGGCTGCTGGAATCGGATTTTTGGTTATGGAAGTAATAAATCTGCTTGATAATCTTCCGTCTCTTGAACAGATATTTACAGGAATAACTGACGGAATACTAAAATTGCATAGGACGTTAAGTGCGTCTAGCAATCCGATAATACAACTTATAGAAAAGGTATTTATATTTCCTTTCTACATGATGATGAAAGTATGGCAGCTTGGTTTTTATGATATAGGCCAGTTACCGAAACTTTTAATAAATTACTTTAAGGATTCGTTTAGAATTCTTAAAACTACTATACGTTCTTGGTTCGATGGTGATTCATTTGAGATGTTTGCACCAATAAAGAATGTGTTCTTAAGTCTTGCTGAGTTTATAGGAAGATTCAATTGGAAACAGGCATTAAAAGTTGGCGGTTTTATGTACATGCTGACTTTTATGACAACGATGGTAATAAATATTACTAAGCTTATAGATGTATTCTACAGCTTTGGATCAACTATAAGAGTACTTGGAAAAGCATTATCTGATGTAATGAGGTCAATGTCGAACTTCATAAATGCTCAGGCATTTGATATGTTTGTGGATTCTATGAAGAAAGTTGCTATAATTGTAGTAGCTATGGCCGGCTTGTCATTAGTGTTTGGTCTTCTTAAAGAAGATTCGTTTAATAGAGCTATGGTAGCTCTTGAAAGATTGGCATTAGTTGTTGGAACTGCAGCAGCTGTAATAATGTCAATTTATTATATTATGACAACTATTAAAACCATTGGTAGTGCTTCTTCGGTTAATAGTTTTTCTGATGCGATAGCCGCAATTGGTAAATCATTTGTTGCTGGTTTATCAAAATCTATGAAAATTTTGGCAAATGGTTTAGCGTTTGAACATATATTATTTGGTATAGCTGCAGCTATGGTTGCTATAGCTACTTCATTTGGTATAATAACAGATGCTTTGATGAAATGTGACCCGACTAAAATAAATACAGCTGATGTAGTGTATGTATTGATAGGAACATTGGCAATCGCATCGAGCTTAATGGCTGCGGCGTCACATGTTGGTAATCCATTAGTTATGGATGCTATTACGATGAACCTTATTGCTATGGCTAGTTCAATAATGATATTAGCTAAAGGATTTGAGCTTTTTGGTCAGATAGATCTAGATGCTATAACACTCGGTTTGACATCATTAAGTGCAGTAGCTGGTATAACAACTGTTATGGCAATAGCTGCTAGTAAGTTTCCTACGGATTATAGATCTTTATTAGGAGCATCAGTTTTACTTGTATCGTTCGGTGGAGCTTTAATAGTTCTTTGCGAATCGATAAAGTTTGTGCATAATGTTTTAGCAACTGCTGGACTTGGACGATTCATAGCAGATCTGTTTGCATTAAATGCAATGATGCTTTCGTTCTCTTTGGCTATAATGTTAGTGTCATTCACTGTAAGAGGATTTAGTAAAACAGCGTATGACTCTGGTCATATTATGGCAGGCGCTGCAAATGTTCTGTCATCTCTTGGAATGGCTGCTGTAATCTTATCAATGGCAGCTGCAATAAGAGTTCTTGTTGATGCTGTTCAGTCAATTGGTATGACTGATGTAGAAATAATTCAAAATGGATTGTATTATATGACAATAATACTTTCCGAATTCGCTTTGTTTATATTTGTCATATCCAAAACAGTAGCTTCGTCTGTTAGAAGTGCTGGTGGATATTTCCTTGGTATAGCGCTTATAATACCTTCTATAGCTTTTGCTATAGAAAGGATACAGGATATAGACTGGCAGAAAGCAGTTGCTGATATTTTGGCAATGTCTGCAGCTATAATAGCTATGGGCGCATCTATAAGACTTGCAAGCGGAATTGATGGTAAAAAGAACATGAAAGCATTTGCTGGAATGTCTTTGTCAATAGCTGCAATAAGTCTTTCATTAATAGCATTTACTTATGTAGATGGAGATAAACTTTGGAAAGGTGCTGTTGCATTTAGTGCTTCGGTGGCATCTGTTGGATTAATGTTTGAAGGTCTTTCTAAGATAAGAAGTACCAAAACTACATTAATTGCGGTTGGATCGATAGCATTAATACTTGGTGCTATACTAGTAACTGGTAAGATGGCATCAGATCCAAAAGTTATGTCTGGCATATTTGCAATGTCTGTAGTTGCTACGAGCCTTATATTGGCATTATCTATATTTTCTCGTGCCGTTTCTGCAACGACAAGCATAAATAATGATGCTGTAAAGAACATAAGTGCATTAATAGCCTCTCTTAGTGTTATGATGCTGTCAATAGCATCTTCTGCAGCTTTAATCGCATCTTATGATGCTGGAAGATCTGTTGTAGTTATACTCGCTGCTCTGTCATATATGATGGGAGTAACAATTGGTATAACTGAGTATTCAAAAGCAACTAGCAAAACGTTGACGCCACTTCAAGCTAAAAAGATGACTGCTCAAATGGCGGCCATTTCAGTTATAATAGGGGCTATGAGTGCATTGGCATTAGCTCTGTCGGTAGGAAGTAAATTTGCAAAAGGCAATATTTCTACGATAATACAGCTTGGACTTGTAATGAGTGCTTTAACAGTTCTCATGTTTGCAATTGCTGCATTTATGTCTAAACATGCGCAATTCCAGTCTAATAAGAATGAGAGCATGGCCGATTCTTTGAAATCGATTGGTATGGTTCTTCTTGCAATGGCTGCTGTTATGACAGTAATAACTGCTTCTGCAGCTGTTATAAGTCACTATGATTTGGTTGACGAAGTTTGTCTCTTAGCAGCTGCATTTGGTGTACTTGGTGGTGCAGTAGCTGCAATGATGATTGGAGTGAATAAGACTAAAGATATAAAAGGCGAGAATCTTGCTGTTTTATATTCCGTTATGGCTGGTATGGTAGTACTTGCTGTTGGCTTGTCTGCCCTTGCAGTATGGCTTAATTCTAGTGAAGGAAGTGTTGGCAAACTTTGGAATCTTGTTGGAGTTTGCACGGTTATCGCTGGTGTAATAGTCGGACTTGGTTACGTTCTTAAAGAATTTGAGAGAACCTACTATGCTGATTTTGGACAAGTATTTAAGAAATTTCTTGGAATAGCAGGCGTTTTAGCAGGTATGGTTGGATTGATAGGTGGATTCACAATAGCATTCCAGGCATTTAATGTAAGTTGGGGTACCGTTGGAAGAATCGCAACGGTTGCTGCAATTGCTGTTGACATAATGTTAGCTGTTCTTGGATTCTATGAAATACTTTGGTTCTTAGCAGACAAGAATGCCAAAACAGTCGATTCTGATCTCAAAAAGAAGTACGAAAAGTATCAACAGCTAATCAAAATGATACGAGAAGTACTTGGTTTAATAGGAATTAGTTTAGCTGGTATAGTTGCTGCATCAGTAGCATTAACTAAATTTGGAGTAAGTGTAAGCACATTTGCATCAGTTGCTGCCGTAATGCAGGCATTCTTTTCCTCGTTAGTAGCACTAGTTTATGTCATGGTAAGACTTACCAAGACAGTTACTATAAACGATGATACAATTAAAGATCTTGGAAAATTTGGAATAATAATAGGCGCAACCGGAGCCGTTATGATGAGCTTAACAGCTGGTTTAGCCGTGTTATCAAAATTTATGCCAGATACTAGCGCAATAACTAAAATCGTTGCCTCGATGTATGCACTTGCATTAGCTTTGTCTGGAATGGCTGTGCTGTTCTGGGCAATTGGCGAATTAATGAAAGTTGGAGGCGGTGCCGGAGCTATATCTGCATTATTTGGTTTAGTTGCAATAACAGCATCATTTTATGCAATATCTGTTTTAGCAGCCGGTATGAATTGGTTAGTTGCTAAGTACAAGGATACTATAAGTGATTGGATGCCATTCATAGAAAGCATGACCTCAGCCATGCTCATGCTTGGTTTATTTGCTTTAACGGCGTCAATGAGTGGTGTAGCATTGGCTACTTCCGCGATTGCTCTCGTCGCTGGAGCTGTATTTTCTCTAGCGTTAAGATTATTCTTAGCTGCTTTTTCTGTTGTTTATGAAAAGCATGATGGAAATATAGAAGGATACAGAGAGTTTGCTAACAACCTTATGCATATGATGTTATCTTTAGCTCCTGTGTTTATAGCAGCTGCTGCGTTATCATTTGTATCTGGACTGGCAACAATTGGTATAATTTCTGGAATAGTAACATTAACTGCTATGGCCACTTTTCTTTTGGCTTTTAGCGCTATAGTAGCGATACTTAATTATATTGGAATAGATGCTGGATGGATGCAAATACTTAGTAATTTTGCATCTGGTGTTACAAAGATGGCTACATCTTTAATACCTGCGTTTGCAGCTTTATCAGTTCTTGGAGTATTTCTTCCAAGTGTGTTATTATCTATACCTGCTATAATAGCTGGAACAGGAGCAATAACTACTCTTATACTTTCATTGACTGCAGTTTCCGCAATGGTAAATGTATGCGGTGATAGTATAAATGATCTTGCCGATTGGCTCATAGACCTTGGTGATAAACTTGGAAATAAAGTAATGAATGCACTTAATAATGTGGCTGCATTCTTAACAAAACTTGGTAAAGCAAACTTATTCAAATTAATTGGTGCTTCAATAGTTGGTGCATCTGCAATGAAGATATTCAAGGTATACACTGGTAAAGGCATGTTTGCTACAATCGGTGAAGGTCTTGGAGATTTTGCTACATCAATGGCTGATTTTGTTAGAGAAGCTAATAAAATTGGAAGTTGGGAAAGAGCTGATAAAGCAATAGACTTTCTTGGCACAGTAATAGATAAGGTTTCAAATCTTAGACTTTATGAAGGATCTCTTCTTGGTTTACTGTTTGGAAACAACGATTTAAGAAAACTCGCACTTGGACTTAGCCAGTATGCTGAAGAAATGTTTGATGATGGTGGCTATATAGATCTTGTGTCACATATTAGTCCTAACGTTTTCGATGAAAGCAGTTCGGCTGTAAGAGCGATCGAGTTTTTAAAGACTATAACTAACGCTATGTCTGGGTTCAAATGGACTAGTGGATCTGTCATTGGAACATTATTTGGTAGTAATGATTTTAGTGACGTTGGTGATGCTTTATGGGATTATTCATATGGCTTGTACTATTTTGCTCAAAATGCAAATCTTATAGATGAAAGCTCTTATGACGCAATGGAAAGAGCTGTAAATTTCTTACCTAAAGTAAGTTTGGCATCTCTTTTATCTTGGGATACAAAAGGAAGCGTGCTTGGATTCTTACTTGGAAATAATGATTTCGGTCACTTTGGGGAATCATTAAGACTTTACGGCTTCGGTTTAGCTCAGTTCTCAAAGTTGGTTGACGGTATAACTAACTGGGAAGAAATGGATAAGAGTCTCGATTTCCTTGTTAGACTTTCTAATATAGGCTTTGAGATAACTCTTAATGTAATTAAATCACTTGGTTTAATGCTTATAGCTGTCGCTGGTGCTATAGCACTTTCTTTGACATTGATATTTGATTCAATATCGAAAATTGTTGAAGATAATAGGAAGACATTTGATACAATAATCGATTACTGTCATCAGTTACTTGAAAACGGTCTTCAGGATGTATTCGACTTACTCGGACAAACAATTGGAGACACAGAATGGGTTAAAACAGCAAGCGATGGAATTACAGAAGTTGCAGATGCATTTACTGAATTTAATAAATCCCTTACTGAATTAATAGAAACTGTTGAGGACTTCGCTTCTAAAGTATTCGACAAACTTGATATTTGGGGATCAAAAATAGATTCGTTTAAAGATTCTATAAATGAATTACTTGAACCTCTCAGTAACTACGTTGATTTAATGAAAAGCATCGGTGTAACTGGATTAAATAGCCAATACATACAATCAACCGCACAAGAAGCAACAACGGATGTATTTAGTTATTTATTTGGGGATCCAGAAGATATTCCACAAAAAGCAAAAACTTTATGGGATAGTCTATGGAATAGTGGAAAAGAATCTGCCGAAAAAGCTGCAGATGAAACTGGTGATACTTATTTAACTGCGTTTTCAAATAAACTTAATGGATCGCATGGAACAGGCGGAGGAATGCCTGGTGCGCTTGGTTCTATATACATGGATCCTAAATTTGTACAGGGTTCTAAACTTGCTGGAATAGAATTTCAGAGAGCTTTCAATGATGGAAAAGCTAGTGAAGAATTAACTGGTTATGAGAAAGCTAGACAGAAGCAAGCTGAGTACATAGAAGAACAGAAGGAAAATGCAGCTGCTGCTGGTGCTGAAACTGGTGGCGGTTTCATGAGTACTTTACTTTCTGCTATCTCAACTGGTTTACAGACTTTAAGCAATAAACTTCCTAAAAGTTGGAAACGTGCTATAGAAGGATTCCTTGGGATGAAAGAAGGGGACTTCGATGCTGGTGTTAGTATAATAACTAATGCGATAAACACGTTTAAGAAAGAAGGTTTTGAAGGAGGTTTAGATTCATTAGGTAAATCCATATTTGGTGAAGATGCATTTTCTGGACTGAAAACAACATTTAGTCAAATAACAGGCGAAGACCCTCTTGGTTTGAATGGCGATAATGATCCTCTTGGACTTGAAGCAGCTAATGAAAAAGCTGACGAAGAAGAGAGTAAGCGTCTTCTTAGTGAAAGTCAGTATTGGGCTGATTTGTTAGAGATTAGAAAGAATGGCGCTGATGGATGGAAGTACCAGGATGTGGATCTTGCCGATTTTCAGCAGCAGATCCTTGATGATACTAAGTCCATGTATGATGATTATTTCAGTGGTCTCGAGAATTCGTATAATTCATTCCTTGGCAGCAACATTTTCGGTGCTGTTGATATGGGCTTTGACCCGGAGAATCCATTTACCAAGGATGAAATGTTTGGAAATCTTCAGGATCAGATAACTCAGCTCGATCGTTACACAAATGTAATGAACAGTCTGAATGACAGAATAGATACCGACGAACTTCGTGCTACAATTAACGCAATGGGCGTCGATTCAATCGAAGAACTTGAGACACTTAATAGCCTTAGCGAGGCTGAATTAGATAGTTATGAAGCAATGTATGTTTCCAAGATGGAAGCCGCACACAGAGCTGCTGTTGCTGCAAATGATCAGAGCTATAGAGACACTGTCGATGGTATAAATAAGCTTATTGGTACGAGTCTCGATGGTGATGCTATCATGCAGATGTTTGATGGAACTATGGCTTCGTTGGATAACATAGTTGGTGCTAATCAGGTCAAAATGGCTAGTATAGGTACCGATATAAATGCTGGTATAGCTGAAGGAATGATAAGTCCAGAAGGTATGCAATACATAAAAGATGGATCATTTTCTATAGCTGATGGCGTTGAGAGTTATACTAGAGAAGGTTTAGTTTCTGCTTCTCCGTCCAAACGAATGATACCAGTAGGTGAAGACATTGTTAAAGGAATAAATGTCGGTATGACAGATTCCACATCTACAACTGGAATTAATGCTTCAGCAGCACTCATAGCTGCATGGTATGAATCAGAATTTAAATCAAAGAGAGCTGGTTTCTTTGAAGCTGGTGAATATTTGATGAGAGGACTTATAGCTGGTATAGACGAAGGTAAATCTGGTGTTTATGCTGCAATTAGAGATCTTGCCCATAGACTAAATGAACAGTTTACAACTGAACAGGAAATTGAGTCACCTTCCAAAGTATGGATGGAATATGGTAAGTATATCGACGAGGGTCTTGCAAATGGTATTCTTAGCAATACTGGAACTGCAGAAGATGCTGTTCACCGTATGTCATCACAGACATTAGGTATAATGCAGAATGCAATGAGTTCAGCATATGATGCAATGAACTCAGAGTCAGTTCCTGCAATAACGCCTGTTGTTAATATGAATAAACTTCAAAATGGATTACGTACTATGGATACTGCTCTTGCTGCACAGCGGTCATATCTCATGGCTAACGCGGCTAATGCAAGTATCGATACAAGTGTGCATAAAGAAGTTAGCATAAACAACCAGGCTGCAGTAGATGCGATAACTAGATTGAACGGGGATATTCTTAACCTCGGTGATAGGCTGGCTAATATGCAGATTATGCTTGACACTGGCATAGTTGCTGGTCAGATGGCTCCGGCAATGAATTCGGAGCTTGGAACAATAATGTCAAGGAGTATACGAGAAGGAGTAGGGTGATGTATCATTCTTTATATTTTGTTAAGTTAGACAAAGACGAAGGAATAAACACCTTTGATGAGTGGCACATTGTCCCTGACTCTAGGCCTCTCTTCACGCCCCCAACAGTCAGGACCGAGTATGTAACAATACCTGGTTCTATGGGGGCACTTGACTATACAGGAGTGCTCACGGGGTCAGTTCAGTTTGATGACAGAACTGGCTCCTGGACATTCTATGTATTAAATGGGTATCAGGAATGGTTTCAATTGTATTCACAGATACTCAATTATATTCAGGGAAAGAAATTCAGAATTTGGCTCGAAGACGATCCAAATCATTATTATATAGCAAGGTTGACAGTAGACAAATGGGACTCCAAGAAAGACTGGTCACAAATAAGGATCAGTTATGTGGCAGACCCTCAAAGATATGAAGGAGTTAATCCATGTATTACGCCCTAACATTCGAGTCTATTGATGACCCGACAATACGATACAATACGTATGAAGATTGGAAAATTGTCCCGTCTTCAAGGCCACTAATAGAGCCTCCGAAAGTTAATACAAAGTATGTAAAAGCTACAGGAGCAAGTGGTTCAATTGACCTCACAACAATAAACTCAATTCGTCCGACTTATCAATCGAGGCAAGGAAGCTGGGATTTCTATGTCCTTAATAACTTGTTTGATGACGATAATTATGATGAATGGTTTGTTAGATACGAAGATATTATGCAAGCAATCCATGGTAAGAAATTTAAAGTGTTTTTGGAAGATGACACGGAATACTATTGGATTTGCAGGCTGGCAGTAAAAGAATGGAAATCGCCAAAGGATTATTCGAGAATACAGATAAACTATGTTGCAGAACCATATAAGTATCCTGTTAACACAGATACAAGTACTGCAGAATGGAAATGGAAAGAGCTGTTTGGTAACATCATTTACTATGGTAAGTTCCACGTTGCAACGAGTAAAGCTCGTAATCTGATCAATCCGGAAGACATAAATAAGTCAGTAGATGTGTACACAACCACCGGAACAACTATTCAGTTTCCTGATGGAACATCCGTTGCGCTTGGTGTTGGATCGACCCCTGCAGCTTTTGAAATAGAGCCCGGAGATAACCATATGATATTTGTGTCTGGCGGTGATGTAACAATAAGTTATGAGAAAGGACCTAGTCTATGATCTACACAGTTAAGATGCAGGCTGATAGGACCCAGCAGTGGGTTGATATTTATGGTCCTAGTAAAGAACTTTCGCTACTTAGCCCAAAGGTTAAAGTAGAGTTGAACTCGGCAGGGTCATTTACGTTTGTACTCCCCCCAAATCACACGTATTATTCCCTGCCGAAGATTCTTCTTACTAACGTAGCCGTTTGGGAGGAAAATACATTGATATTCTTTGGAAGAGTATCGGAGATAGAGGTTGACTTCTACAAACAGAAGACAATTCATGCAGAGGGGGCTTTGGCATTTCTGAATGATACGATTCAGAGACCTGCTGAGTTTGATCCGACTACTATAAGTTCATTTGTCAATTATATTATTGGCAAACACAATGAACAAGCTCCATCAGATAGACAATTTATAGTTAGAAACATAGATTCGAACATAGGTAGTAAGTCTGTATATAGAAAATTGGATTACGAGACAACATTTGATGCTCTGAAGAAGATGTGTTTGGAAGCCGAAGGTGGTTATATTTTTATAGAGACTGTAATAGACTCTACAACAGGTCAAAGCTATTTATATTTGGATTGGCTTGAAGGTATAAACACACTCGGAAATGAGCCGATACAGTATGCTGTGAACTTAGTTGATTTGAAGCAGACGTATGGTGTCGATGATTTGTATACGGCTGTTATACCACTTGGAAAAGAGATAAATGACGAAAAATTAACTATAGAGTCTGTTAACAGTGGGCTTGACTATTTATTAGCAGATCAGACAGTTATTAACGAATTTGGAGCGATCTATCATGTCGAAACTTTTAACGACATAGATGATCCAACCAAGCTTAAAGCAGAAGGTCAGGCATGGCTTGCTAGACAGAACTTTGATGCATTTGCGGTTGATGTATCTGCTGCGGAGTTACATTTCATAAACAGCGATTATGCAGCTTGGAAGATTGGGCAGAAGATAAGAGTTCTATCAGTGCCACATATGATTGACAAAATACTACCGTTAACAAAACTCGACATAGATTTGTCAAAGGCTGTTAAACAGGTAACCGTCGGTACGAAGAAGAAAGAAACATTGACTGAGATCTATAAGGATAAGACGAAGGAGTATGTGAAATGAGCGAGTTGTATCATCATGGTATCCTCGGCCAAAAATGGGGTGTCCGTCGATTTCAAAATAAAGATGGTTCTTTGACTGCTGAAGGTAAAGAAAGGTATATGTATGCCAATCGAGCTAGAAGAGCTTTTAAAACAAAAGCAGATATGGATCGTTTGTATAATACATTATCTAAGGAAGATAAGCGTTTGCTTGGCGATGATAATAACTCAAAAGAATGGCTCAAGGCAGAAGAAGGCGAATACGTAGTAAAGCGTTTTATAAAAAGATACGGAGACGTTCCCGTAGCAGCTCTTGATATTATGACAACTACTAAAGAAGGAGAACTTACAGTAGCAATCATGACCGATCCTAAGCATAGAGGAGCTGGGGAAGCTGCTAAGTTAGCTGAAAAGGGACGAAAATGGTTTGACAAGAATGCTGACAGACTTAATGCTACGGAACTAAGTTGGGGTGCTTATGCGGAAAACAAGGCTTCCAGGCACATAGCCGAGAAAACCGGTTTCAAATACAATAAACGAGCTAGTGATGATGAATGGTCAGTATACGATTACAAACGTAAGTGAGGAAATTCAAAATGGATACTTTACAGACATATATAGACCAGCTTGACGATGCTTCAAGAGGTAAAGAGGTTAAGAAAGCTCTAATAGATCTTCTAAATTTTGCTAATGATATGACTGGAGATGCTGACACTTTAGAAGGTCATCATGCTGGATATTTCCTCAGCAATGAAGATTGGACAGAAATGAACAAAATCGTAAAATGGATACGAAAGAACATGAACGGACTTAATGGCGAATACCTAACCACCGACGAAGGTATTCATAGAGTAAAATATGAAGGGAGTTTTATACCATGGGAGACGTAGCTGAGTTAGTTGATGTTGAAACAATTGCAGAAAAACTTGAATATTTGTATGGAACAAAACAAGAGATAGCTGACGCAATAAATGAAGTTGGCGAAAGTCAAGGAGTGTCTGTTACATCGGCTGATACTTTTAGGTCATATGCTGATAAAATACGTTCGCTTGGAGCAGCTGAAGTCGGTAAAATAAGTGTACGAACAACACCATTATATGATTCTGAATTAGGAAGCTATCAGAAATTTGAAGCTCCTGAAGGTAAAGTTTGGAAAGAAGTTTACGTGCACATTGATGCTTGGTCGGCGGTAACTCAGGATATTGATCCGCTTATAATAAGCGAAAACGGATACTATGACATAAACGATGTGTCGGCTTCTAAGTTTGCATTCTCTGAGGTGCAGAATCCAAGCGGTAATCCAAAAGAAAAGCATTATTATGAGAAGTACCAGAACCAGTATGTACCTTCCGAGGATACAAGCGTAGTAGAAGGAAAAACATACTACGTAAAAGATAGGGAAAAAGAATACGAGGTTGCTTCTTCTTTTATAATTAATGTTCAAAGAAATTCCGCAGCACCTTTTACTTGTGAATTTTTAGATGAGAATGAGAATGTTATTGAAACACATAATGACATACCTTATGGCGGATGGTGCCAGTTTGAAGGAGATACACCAGTATCAAAAACAGGTTTAGCATTTCAGGGTTGGAATCCAGCTCCTAACAACATTCAATCGAATAGAAAATGTCATCCCATATTCTACACTCCAAGAAAGAGTTCTGATGAATGGGGACAGTCTTGGGCTGAGATTGTTGTTGATCACGGAGCTAACATGCCAATTGGTGCATGGAAAGCATTGCCACTTAAAGATAATAAGGTGACCATAAATGGAGTTGACATAGAAATCCCACAAATAGAAATGATGAAAGTGTATAATGGAGAAGATGTATCGACGTCATCATTCTTGTCAAGAGGTCTTGTATGGTTTGGAGATTATTGCGAGAATGCTTGGGATTCTACGCCTCAAATGTGGACTGGCTATGCGGACTTTTCAGAAGGAGCTGTATATAATCATGAAGTTAATGGCCAAAAATTCCATACATGTAACGAATTCTTATTGGTGTTATTTGATCTATTGCCAGATTACATACGGCAATTTGTAGTTCCAGTAACAAAATATTCAACCACTATGTTATGTCCTGGCTGCACTGACTACTCAAGAATGACAGCAATGCAACAGTACATGTGGATACCATCGGCTAGAGAACTCGGAGCGACCGAGATATTAGCAAGTGGTTACGCATTTGGGCCAACTAATATGGTAGCGGATAGAGGACCTGTTTATTCGGATGCGTTTCCAGATCAGGCATCAAGAGTTAAGTTACTGAATGGCAATCCTAGCGAGTATAGATGCAGAGAAATGCTAGACTATGGCGGTGGTTCTGCTATAAAAGTTGCTGGGGTTGGCAACGAAGGATCGTGGAGAAATAATGCTAGTCATCTGTTTTCAATGGTAGGTTTCTGTTTATAAAGGAGAATTCAAAATGGCAGACATATCAGCATATTTAAGGACTATACGAGAGGCCGAGAAAGGCGAAGCTGTTAGAGACGCCATAACCGGAGCTCTCAACGACATGAACTTAATAGGTGGAAATGCTTCAACTCTGGACGGGCATCCAGCATCATATTTCGCCACAGCAAGTCTATTTAATGCATTAATTGGACAAGTGGGAGAAGTTGATGACGTACTTGTTGCTATTGAAAATGGTCTCAATGCACTTAAGTACGATATGGGCAACTACACTCTTAGTGGTGAAGGTGGAACATTTACTGTAGATTGTACTGGGATAAAAGGATACGATAACCTAGATACAAGCAAATTCTATTTCGAATTAACTGGAGCTGGTGGTTCTAAACCGTCTGGCAGTTGGACTCCAACACAATCATACGACAGTTCTACTGGTATATTTACTTATACATGGGGTGCAATGAGTGCCGATGTATATGTAAAACTTTGGGTTGTTAAGCCTACTAAGACTGCAATTGGAACAGCTGTTACTGAGTTATATGTTAATGGAAATGGAAGGTATGATGCTGGCGAACATGCTGCATATAACCCAGTAATAGTTAATGTGCCAAACCCAATAGCTACAGAAACACTTAGACAAGAATTTACTAGGAATGGCCATTTTATAGTAAATCCTAGGTATGGATATACGTTTGATGAGGCTATTATTGATGTAAATGTCGACAGAGATGTTAAGAAATTAATTTCTCAAACGTTTAGTCAAAATGGAGTATATAGAGCTATTGACGATGAAGCAGATGGCTATAAAGTAGTTACAGTCAACGTGAGCCCAAAAATACTCATAGATAACAAACGCATAACGTCTAATGGTAGGTTTAGGGCTATAGATGACGGCGGAGATGGCTATGTAGATGTACAAGTTAATGTTCCTCCTGATGCTGATTTAGGAAATAAGTCTATAGGAAAGAATGGAACTTATCTTGCTGAAGACGATGATCTTGATGGTTTTAGTTCAGTAACTGTAAATGTTCCAGAGCAAGTTCTTGGGGCTAAGACAATAACTGCTAACGGTACTTACGATCCACTTGACGAAGATCCTAAACTTGATGGTTATAGCATGGTAACCGTAAATGTTCCACACACTTCCGCAGTGGTTGGTGCTTTAATAGTGAGCCAAAATGGAACTTATAGAGCATCACAGGATAACTACGACGGATACGACGTTGTAACTGTTAATGTTGAAAGTGGTAGCGGAGGCGGCGAATTCGATCCAGATGATTATACAACCTATATTGAATCAGACGCTAATTCATGGATTGACATCGGTTATAAGGTTAAAAACAATAGCCGTTTCGAAATAGTTGCTGATGTTAATAGCAATAACTCGCAATATGCTGTACTATGCGGTGTAAGAGCTAACGGTCAGGATACTAATACAAACGGATTTTTTGTTTTTACTAAATACAATGGACGTGACAAATGCTCAATAACATTCGGTTCAACTCGTACTGATATAAACCAAGATGGTGTAAACATGGCTGATTATTTTTACGATCGTAAGTCAATGTACACAATAAAAAAGAATACGGCAACGATCGATAATGGTGATGAAAAGATAGCAAATGTTATTCTTAATCAGCAATATACAGTTACTGAAGATTATTCTGTTTATATTTTCAGTTTGAATCAGTCTGGTTCGGAGTATGGAAGTGTTACAAGGTGCCTTGCAAAATTATACGCTTTCAGTATTTACGAAGGCGATAATCTTGTCATGGATTTGGTACCGTTCCTTGATGGTAGTACACCATGTTTGAAAGATAAAATAACTGGTAATATGTACTATAACTCCGGAAGCGGAACATTAACGTATGGCGAAGATAATTAAAGAAAGGAGAATTCAAAATGGATAACAAAATGTATGACATTCTTAAGTGGATTGCTCAGATTTTGCTCCCTGCATTGGGTGCTTTGTACTTTGCATTGGCATCTATATGGGGTTTACCGTATGCTGAGCAGATTGTAGGCACAATAACGGCCGTAGATGCGTTTTTAGGTGCTATATTGGGTATTAGTACGTATATGTACAATAAAAAACGCATAGCGGGCGAAATTGATGAAAATAAGGAGGTACAGTCCAATGAGTAGGAGAGGTAAATTCATGGGAATGGAAGTAGTTGATCTCGATAAAGGCGAAAAACAGAAAGGCAGTCTCGCTGAGAAGATCGAAGAATCAAATCCCGAAATTTCCCCGGAGGAAAAAGTCGAGAAAAAGTCTGTATACGGCGTAGTAACAAATTGTGAAATGCTCAATCTTCGTGAGCAGGACAACCAGGTATCAAAAGTGCTTAAGGTTATGCCCAAGGGAACTAAACTTGAAATTATGGAAGAGTTTGGCAAGTGGTATCGTGTTAAGTTCAATGGATACGATGGTTATGTAATGGCCGCATATGTGGAGGTAGTATGAGCATGAGTGAGATAGTAGTTATATTTTTAAGCGTTTGTACCGGTATAGTTACTGTCTCGAGCGCTGTAACAGTCATAGTTAACGTTATCAAGAAGGCTAAAGAGCCTGCAGAATCACAGAATGCGAGGTTATCGCTTATGGAAGAACGTTTAGCTGCTGTTGAGAAAAGACTTGATGAACACGACGAATTTGTTGTTAACTTAAAAGAAGGCAATAGGGTAACGCAAGAGGCTTTATGGGCTTTGCTTGGTCACGCTATAGATGGCAATAACGAGGAAGATTTGAGGAAAGCCCAATCAAAATTACACGATAGGATATTCAACTAAAGAAAGCGAGGCAAATCAAAATGGCAAATTATATGGACTATTCTAACGCGCAACAGTTTGCTCAGGCAATTAGGACAGCAATGAACGCGTATAATGGTGCGTGGAAGGCAAGAGGAAGCGTAACATTTGCTAACCTTCCTGCAACTCTTACACTGGCTATGGAAGGCTATGTCTACAATGTATCTGATCAGTTCACAACTGATGCAAGATTCGTAGAAGGCGCAGGTACTGTTTGTGCAGCTGGTACAAATGTAGCTGTCGTTAATGCTGGTACTGAGCAGGCGCCCGATATGAAGTTCGATACACTTGGTACATTCATCGACACTTCAGCAATTGACGCAAGAATTGATGCGGTCCTTTCAGATATTGCACCTGCGTTCGCTGCAGCAAATGCATATGCTATTGGCGATGTTGTAACGTATGAAGATCAGCTTTACAAGTTCAAAGCTGCTCATACAGCAGGAAATGCTTGGGATGCTACAGAAGTTGATGCGATTGATGTTCTTGACCTGATCGACGCAACAGAGCCTGATTCACTAACAAGTGCTCAGATGACAGCTCTTATCGCAATCATTGACGGTGCCTCTTCAGGAACCTGATTGATATTTGCGGTGGCGGAATAGGTAGACGCTTATGACATAAGATGGTCGCCAGCAATCAGGGCCCGAGAACGGTTGTGAGTATCATCATGTAAGGTGCGAATCCTTACCCGCAAAATTTATATTTATGAAAGGAGAATCGAAATGGAAAGGTCATATAGCGAAATGATGCAACTCCCAACATTCTTGGATCGATACCGGTATCTAAGTTTGGGTGGTAGAGTTGGTGAAGACACATTCGGATGGGATCGCTATCTTAACCAAGCCTTATATCGCTCTAAGGAGTGGAGAGATTTGCGAAATGCCATCATAGTTCGAGATGAGGGTTGCGATTTGGGATGCATACAATATCCCATAGCGGGCAAAATTTTGATACACCACATTAACCCAATATCGAAGAGCGACATCCTGAATCGCGATCCATTGATATTTGATCCAAACAATTTAGTTTGTGTAAGTCATATAACCCATGAAGCTATACATTACGGGGATGAGAGTCTGCTTACTGGCATGCAGATGGTTGAGCGAAGGCCAGGTGATACTAATTTATGGTAAGGAGGATTGATATTTATGTCGATACTTAATGACGTGAAGAAGATGCTTGGTATAGAGCCAGAGTACACACACTTCGACCGGGATATTATTATGCACATAAATGGTGTGTTTATGATTCTGGCTGATCTTGGTGTATACTCAGATACAGGCGAGCCATTTAACATCGTAACTGGTGAAGAAACGTGGATTGACTTTCATGAGGACGCTAACCTTGCATTGCTTCGGCCTTATATGTTTATGAAGGTCAAAATGATGTTTGATCCTCCGACAATGGGGTCAACAAAAGATGCATACGAGAAGCAGATAGCGGAGTTTGAGTTCAGACTGCAGACAGAGAATGAGTTGAGTGGGCCTATACCTGAGATAGATGAGGGCTTCACACCTGAGCAGATGGCTGAACTTATTGATATTATAGATGGACCAGATTGGGGGGATGCATAATGAGTGAGAAAAATTTTGCGTCATATGGCGATATGGAGACGTTGGTAACTGAAATAGTTGATAAATGTGGTCCGGCTAAAAACTCTGCATTTGACCCAACAGGTACAGATCTTGAGTCCACAAATGCTGAGGATGCGATAAAAGAGCTGGAATCAAATTTCCAGGATGGTGTTGATGCGATAAGGCAGTGGACAACAGCCGAGGTTAAGAGCGTTAGTGGCAATCCCATCACGCTGACAGACGGAAGTGCAAGGAAAGCAGAGGGGCTTGCTGTAACTTGTAATCCTAAGCAGAATCTGCATGGGTATGACCATCCGTGGGCAGGTGGAGCAGGGAAGAATAAACTCGGCTTGATTTTTACGGAAGAATCCTCAGCAGTAGCGGGGTTGGCTTTTACTCATACAGAGTCAAGTTTTACGCTTAAAGGAACGTCTAATTCTGATGGTTACCGTATTATGCCTTTGAATTATTTGCCGAATATCAAAAGCAATACTACATACTGTTTGACAGTAATTGTTGATAAAGGTAGTTTCAATGGTCTGTATATCAGCATTGCGTTCAGAAAAGACGGAGCGCAGGTTAAACGTATAACATTAAATACGCGTTCTGCATTATCTGTGCCTTTTGATGACATACCCGAATACGATGAAGCCAGATTCATTATTGAGGGTATTCCTGCAAGTACGCAGTATGACCTTGATGCAAGAATACAAATTGAAGAGGGTGCTTCATTTACAACCTTTGCACCTTACTCCAACGAATGCCCCATCACAGGCTACACGGAGTGCGTGGTAGATAGGGATGGGAAGAATCTGTTTGATGTTAATGACTATACCTTATTAGATAGTGGAGTAAGTGTATCTGATGATGCCATTAAAGTAGTCGCTGGAAATTATAGAGTCGCAAGGTACAATGAAGTATTAAATTTAAGTGCTGGAAATTATGTACTTTCATTCAAGAGTAATATTACTTCAGGTAATATATTTACGGCTATAACGAAAGGCAAAAATACAATATTCCAAAATGTAACAAACCAATCTGCGCATTCAATTACGTTTACGCTTTCAGAAAGTGGAGCATATACGTTTGTTATAGGCTCCGCAAATCTGACTCCAGCAGAAATAACCATTTATGACATACAAATAGAGACAGGTTCAACCGCAACACCCTATGTTCCCTATTCCCACTACACCGCCACAATCGCCTTCGGTCAGACCGTGTACGGTGGAAGCGTGGACTTTAAGACGGGAGTGGGGATTGCTGATAAAGCATTTGCCACTTTTGATGGAAGTAGTGACGAAAATTGGGATGTTTCTAGTGACCGTTTTCGTTGTCGGTCTTTGCCAAATGAAGCGATTGATAACAGCACCACAGTTAATGGCATATCAAATGAATACAATGTATATTCTGCTGATGAATTATATGGCAATAGGCAAACAGCTAATTGGATAGGGTGCGCAGTATCAAAGACAGAATTTTTAATCGTTGATAATGTAAAATTTGCCAATAAAGATTTAAGCGAATTTAAAACATGGCTTGCAAGTAATCCCGTGCAACTATGCTATAAGCTTGCTACTCCCATAACCATTCAGCTTACACCTGCCGAGCTTGAGCTTCTCAAGGGATATAACTACATCACTACAAACGGCACGACCATCGCACTTGACTACCTGCCCGACAGCTTGCTTGCAGAGGCGGAGAATTATGTGGATAACGCTGTGGAAGAGGCGCTGGATGAGATTGAAGATGGATTACATTGGCAGTTTGTTGATACTATAACCAGCAGTCATTCGGTTACAATTCCCACCTCGCATGAAATATTATTTGTAGCACTTAATGACACTTTGGGAACGGCTTTCGGCTCATTAACAATTCCTTCATTATCATTACCCAAAGTAATAAGTATCCCATATTACAACAATGATGATGTTATATTATCAAGGTCTGGTACTACTTTTAGCACGGCGGCAACAGGTAAGGTAGTAAGAGTGTATAAGAGGTGACACCATGACCACAATCGGCAGTGCAAGAATAGACGAGCATGGAAAAGCTACAGGCGGTAAGACGTGATTGGAGTAATTATAGCTCGATAACTGTTTAATTATTATATTAAAGAAAGGAGATTTATTATGAACAAAAAGTTTGGTGTTGATATTTCAAAGTGGCAGAAAGGAATTAATCTTGAACAGGTTAAGAAAGAAGGAGTAGAATTTGCTATATTAAAAATAGGAGGTTCTGACGCTGGCAGATATTCCGATAAGCAGTTTGAAACCTATTACAAGAAGTGTAAAGCTCTTGGAATACCGGTTGGATGCTACTATTTTGGTAGGGATCTTGATGTTGCTTCGGCTATAGCTTCGGCAGATCACATGATAAGTCTTATGAAAGGGCATCAGTTTGAGTATCCTGTATATTATGATGTAGAGGGCGCTATGGTAACAAAAACAAGCAAAGAAAACCTTACTAAGATTGTTAAAGCTTTCTGTGAACGTGTTG